AGTAAATAAATATCAATACTTTATGAAATTTCTATTTATTTTTGGTTATATGAAAAGAAAAGGCTTCTATATTAAAAAGGCTGAGAATGGATTATACCTAAACATATTCAAAGCGGATTTCATTGAATACATTAATGATCAACCTGGTAAGTGGGTAAAATTTAAGATATTTGAAAAGCTTAATGATCCCAAGGGATTCACTCATAATATGGAAATAATACAACAAAAGGAAAAATGCAACAATGATGCAAATTAAATGCAACAATGTTGCAAATTATTGAATAACAATACAGGAGCGCATCTAAAACCAAACTGAAAACCAAACTATGTTAGCGGATAAAACATTAGACAAACTGATAGAAAAGCGGAAAGAAAATAGAGGAGGCCCGCGCCCTGGATCAGGTAGGAAACGCAAACTGGAGGAGGAGGAAATAATATCTAAGCTTGACCCCATGGCCCTGGACGTATTTAAGAAACTCCATGAAAAGATAAAAGAGGGTGACATGAAGGCCATCCAGTTATTTTGTGCGTACTATATTGGTTTACCTACCCAAAAAATTGAAAGTAAGATAGAAGGCAACCTAAACAACATCGCAATAGAGATAATCAAGCCAAATATATTGCTACAGGATAACAGAATAGTACAAATAGAGGAAAAAGAATAATACATAAGTAATTGTATCGCAATGCATTAAGCCTCTACTTAACATAATATTAGTTATAGGGTAACCAACTTTTTGAGCTGTATTGGCAAGGTAGACGGCATGGGCCGCCATACGATGGGGGGGTACTAAAGGATTTTTTTTTGGGGCCAGGCCATATAAAGACAAAATTCTGATAGTACCATACACAACCTTCATAACATTACTATATACGATGACCCCCTTTCCACCCATACTTTTCAGTTCGCAAACTGCAAACCAAATTTTTTTTTATTTTTTAAACTTACCTTTGGTTGACTTATAACTAAAACGATTCCAGGATGAATGCTACCTTACAAACTAACAAAATCTACGAAATCCTGCAAGAAAGTGACAAACGCATCTCGGTCATGCAAGGAGGTTCACGTTCTGGCAAAACTTATAACATTCTTATTTGGTTTATTGTAAAACTGTTGCAGGAGAACGGCAAAACGCTCACAATTGTCAGGCAATCGCTTCCATCCATTAAGGGTTCTGTTCTCAGGGACTTTGTGGACATATTAACAAAACTTAACATATATTCAGAGGACAACCACAATAAGACTGAGCAGATATACTCATTGAATGGGAATACGATTGAGTTTGTGAGTGCAGATCAACCCCAAAAGATTAGGGGTAGGGCAAGAACGTACTTATTCTGCAATGAGGCAAACGAACTCAGCTATGAGGCTTGGATGCAGTTAATCATGAGGACAGAGGGTAAGATAGTGATTGACTATAACCCTTCTGATGTGGCGAGTTGGATTTATGACTCTGTGATTCCGAGGGATGATGCTGACTTTAACATTACTACATTTAGAGACAACCCCTTCCTCCCTAAAGAATTGGTTGACGAATTGGAAAGGCTAAAGGATGCTGATCCTAACTACTGGCAGATTTACGGCCTTGGTGAACGTGGCTTGAGTCAGGACTTGATATATACCCACTACAAGACAACAGAGCATATGCCAGAGGATGGTGAGGTTGTGTATGGTCTTGACTTTGGGTTTAACGTGCCGAGCGCATTGGTTAAGGTGATGTTCGTTGAGGGTGCTGCATATGCGCAGGAATTGTTGTATGAAACGAGGTTGACCACAAATGATTTGGTGGATAGGCTAAAGCTTCTTAATATTGACCCGTACGATGAGATATTTTGCGATGCAGCCGAGCCAAAGACAATTGAGGAGTTGGTGAGGAACGGATTTAACGCCAAGCACGCAAATAAGGATGTAACGGAGGGAATTAGGACTATAAAAGGCACTACCTTGTTTATTCAGCAAGATAGTGTAAATTTACTGAAGGAATTGAAGAATTATCGGTGGAAAACTGATAGAAATGGCAATAAACTTGATTCACCCGTAAAGTTTGGTGACCACATACTTGATGCCCTAAGATATAGCATTTTTAGCAAGTTAACAATCCCTAAGATAACTTGGGGAGCAATATAAAAAAAATGGGTCTATTTGATATTTTTGGTAAGAAGAAGGGGTTGAGTCCAAGACAGAATGTTCCTCCTTCCTTTCAAGGTGTTAATGGTGCGGTTTTACAACAATACAATCAAGAGTCTTATGTGATGGATGGCTACCTCGGCAATGCTGATGTGTATGCCATTGTCAGCTTTCTTGCGAGAAAGTCAGCAAGTATCCCTTGGTATGTGTATCGTTTGAACAATGGCGAGAAAGCAAGGACATCATTAGTGCGTTATAAACAACTTTCTCGTGGATTGCAAGCAGGGCAAGGTGCATACGAGCAAGCCATACTTGCGAGGAAGAACGCTTACTCTGAGAACGTAGTGATGGACACACCTCTTTCTAAACTCTTGGAAAGACCAAACCCTAACCAAGCGCAAGATCAGTTCCTTGAGAACTTAATAGGTTACCATTTCCTATCAGGTGAGGGTAACATCTATGGCAACACAGGAATAAGTGGTGACAAGGTGTTGGAGATGTTCGTTCTTCCAACGCAGTTTCTTGACATATACCCTGACCCTAATGACCTATATGGAATCCTTGGATATAAACTAATGGTTGACCAAGGTATTGACATAGCAAAAGATAGGGTCTGCCAATGGAAAACATGGAATCCAGATTTTAGTGCAAGCACCAGGTCGCACCTTAGAGGTCTGTCTCCTTTAAGAGCATCTTACAAGACTTTAAGAATGTCAAACGCTGCTGCTGATGCATCTGCGATGATGGCTTATAATGGTGGAGCAAAAGGCGCACTAACTCCTAAAGTTGTAGGTTCGGTATCAGCACAGCCATCAATGGAGCAAGCAAACCTAATTAAGAGGAAGCTAAATGATGATGTCAATGGTACACAAAACAAAGGTAGGATTGATGTATTGCAGACACCTTGGGACTATCTTAATTTTGGATTGAGTAGTGTTGATATGGAATTGGTAAAGACAATGCAGATGTCAATGCACCAATGGTGTAGGGTATTTGGTTTGCCTGCTGTTTTGTTTGATACTGACACATCAAGTTATAACAACTACCAGAACGCAATGCGTGACCTGGTGACCAATACAATTGTACCAAAGTTGTGCCAATTGCGTGATGAGTTAAATAAGTGGTTAGTGCCACAGTTTGGTGAGGACTTGTATATTGACTTTGATATTACTGCACTTCCAGAGATGCAACAAGACATGGAGAGGATGACAAGATCACTTCGTGATGCAAACTGGTTGACTTTTGATGAGAAGCGTGTAGCGATGAATTATAGTGAGAGGGAAGGTGCTTATGGATATTCCTATGTAAATGGTGGACTAATGAGGCTTGACCAAGTTGGGATGGATTTAACTGTACCTGATGGAACAAATAACAGCGTTGACTTCGGACGAGATGATATGGTCAATGGTGATGACTCTGCATCCCAAGACGGTGTCGGAGAGGAAATGCCGAACTGAGCAAATGATGATGCACAATCTAAGGTTGTGGCATAAAAAAAGACTTGAAAATGAACGGGAAGCAGCGAGAGCAATATTGGTTGAAAGTGGAGAGGTTGAGAAACCAACTTGATGCCAAGTACATTGCACTTTTTGCTAATGCGATTGACAAGGACATGAAGCGGTTCATTGTGATGCTGAAGAAGAACGGCCCAGAGGCAACAAGAAGCATGATGGGTACTTATGCGTGGAATGAGGAGATGTTTACTATTATGCAACAACTGTACAAGGAAGCTGCCATACTTTTTGGTAATGCTACATACAGGGCGGTTGGAATAATGAGCAGGAAGGCAAGCAATCCATTTGGTTTAAATTTAAGTTGGATTAATGAGATGCTTACTTTTTTAACTAAATTTGGACTGCAATTGGTTGCTAACATGACCAATACTACTAAAGTTAAGATTGACACTATTATTGCACTTGGCATTTCAGAGGGATTGAATAGTGATGAGATAGCTAAGTTAATTATGGAGGATGAGGAGCTTGGATATGCCAAGATGAGGGCCACAAGGATAGCGAGGACTGAGGTGATGAGGGCAAGCAACTATGCTGCGTTTATTGGGGCGAGTAAGCATGACTTCTTGGTTGACAAGATTTGGATAGCGACAAGGGATAGTCGGACAAGAAGAATACCCAAAGATTCTTACGATCATTGGGATATGGATGGGCAAGTGGTTGCATTTAATGAGAACTTTACCAGTAGGGATAAACTTGGGAGGCCGGTTGTTGCTGAGATACCTGGTGACCCAAAGAGTCCCAAAGGATTTACTATAAATTGTAGGTGTACGGTTGGATTTATTCCAAAGCGTGACGCTAATGGTAGGTTAATTTTAAAACAGTAATAATGCCGATATATAGTTGCGGTGACGGAAAATATAGGATAGGAGATGGTGAGTGTATGTACACATCAAGAGCAAGCGCACAGCGAGCCTATGTTGCCTACCTTGCACAGGAAGAAGATGGGAAGGAACAACCAGAAAACTACAAAGAAGAAACTTATAATGACTACCCTGAGGCAGCGACCAACAACGCAAAAAGGGCATTAAAGTATAAAGAGGAGAATGGTAGTGATTGTGGTACTCCTGTTGGTTGGACAAGAGCAAACCAGTTGGCAAGTAGAGAGAAGATAAGCAGAGATACGATTGCAAGGATGGCATCTTTTAAAAGGCATCAGCAAAACAAGGATGTGCCATACTCTG